GACATTTGTTTATACGTGCAAGTTATTCAAATGTTTCAATAAGTACTGAAAGAATGAAAGGAGAAGAATTAGTTATAAGTTAGGTTTAGTATAGGGGAGACGCCACCAATAGCTGTGTGGCGTTTTTTCTGTATTTTTGTAACATTACGTTAATACAGCACATGGGAAAAGCAGGGCCAAAAAAACAAGCAGCAGCATTAGTAAAACAGAAGGGGCATTATAGGCCAAGTAGGAACGGAGATGAAGTTGCTGACTATGGCGGTTTAACTTGGGTGCATAATACTTTCCCTTTACCCCCAGATGATTTCCCACCACTAGCAGTCCAGTTGTGGAATAAGGTTTTAATGATAGTTTGCAAAATTCCTGGTTATGTTGCTGATCTTGATTTAACCCAGTTCGAAGAGTACTGCATTAATTACGCAATGATTAGAAGTTTAAGAATGAGAATAGTAAAACCTCCTAAAGATTTCGAACCTAGATTAGAATGGGGGAATTATCATAAGCTCACAGCCAGAAACGATAAATTAGCAAGTGATTTTGGATTTACACCATCAGCTAGAACATCAGTAAAATTAACACAAATACAAAAACAAGAATTAATTCAAAGATTTGAACTATAAAACTAATCAGGACAATATAGATTTAAATAAGTATTACTTTGATGAAAAGGCTGCGGATTCTGCGGTCAGATATATTGAAAGCAGGATTAGACATGTTAAAGGTAAGTTAGCGGGGGAGTTGTTGGTCTTAGAAGAATGGCAAAAAGATGAAATAGTGAGGCCTATCTTTGGGTGGAAACATATAGACACGGGGTTAAGGAAGTATACAAGTGCTTATATTGAAATTCCAAAGAAATCAGGTAAATCATTTTTGGCAGCTTCGTTTGCAGCTATATTTTTAGATATTGAGGAAGAAGGAGGTAGTGAGATTATTGGTGTTGCGTGGGGCAGAAAACAGGCGGGTTTAGTATTTGAGGCAACAAAGGAGGTAATTAAAAAAAGCCCAGAGTTAAAATCAAAATGTACTATTTACCGTAATTCAATTACAGCACCGGACCATTTAGGAGGAACTAAAACATATCACATCCTTTCAAAAGAAGCGGGCAGTGAAGACGGAATAAATCCACAGTTGGCAATTATTGATGAGTTGCATGTGCATAAAAATAATGAAGTTTTAGAGATGGTGGAGAAATCTATGGGGGCAAGAGAGCAACCTTTGAGTTTTGTGATAACTACAGCGGGATCTGATTTATATGGAATTGGTTATCAAAGACACGAATATGCAATTGACGTGGCAAAGGGTGTTATAGAAGATGAAGCAACATTGGTTTTGATTTATGCAGCAGATGATAGTGATGATGAAAAATATTTATATAGTGAAAAAACACATAAAAAGGTAAATCCAAATTATGGAGTAAGTATTGGGAAAAGAGCTTATGAAAAAGAAGCATTAAAGGCTAGACAAAATGCTCCAGAATTAAACAGCTTTAAACGATATTATTTAAATATTTGGGTATCTAATCTAGTAGGGTGGATGAACATGTCTAAATGGAATAATTCACATTGGGAGATTAAAAAAGATTTTTTAAAAGGTAAGCCGTGTTATGCTGCAATTGATCTTTCAAGTAGATCAGATATTACTGCATTAACATTAATGTTTCGTGTAGATCAGATATATTATTCTCTTAATTGGTTTTGGTTGCCAGAAGAAAAGGGGTTAAATAGTGCAGACAAAAACAACAGTAGATACTTGCAGTGGGTTAAAGATGGTTTTATTGAGGAAACTCCAGGGGATATGGTAGATTATGTGTTGATTAGGAGACGTATAAATGAAATAGCAAGGGACTATAATATTAAATTTATAGCTTATGATGATTGGAATAGCCATCAAATAGCACCACAACTAGAAGAGGATAAATTTAATTTAATAGAATTTAGGCAGGGTTTTAAATCAATGTCTAGTCCTACAAAAGATTTAGAGTCTTATGCAACATCAAAAAGCAAAAAGTTTAATCATTTAGGCAATCCAGTTTTGACGTGGATGGCTGGTAATGCAGAGGTAAGGGTAGATGATGCCGCAAACTGGAAGATTGTGAAAAACAAAAAGCAACCAGAAAAAAAAGTAGATGGAGTAATAACTAACGTGATGTCTTTACAATTATGGATAGAGCCACCACCAGACACAGGAAGTTATTTAGAATCAGGAGAATTATATATAATAAAGAAATGATACACTTACCAATAGAAATTTTCAACGTCTTAAATAAGAAGAGTAATTTTGATTACTTGTTCTTATCTTGCCTATCATCTAACCGTAATGCCTGGGATGCTTACGATGCAGCAGTAGAAAAAATGCAATCTTTTGCCGAACACTGGAAGCATAGTTGTGATGATTACGACACTTACCGGGTTAAATTACATTATAAATCATTTAATGTTACAGGATTTAGGGAATTTATTGGTACTAATGCTAAATCTGGTGATATCAAAGTGCCAAAACATATAGTAACAGCGGTCACAGGGGGGTTCGAAATATTCTTAGATACCTTTTATGTTGTTAATAGACACAGCAAAATGGCTTACGATAAAGCGTTGTACGAAATAAACAAGTATTTGCCTGATTGGAAGCCTGCTAAAAACTATGCGAGCTATAAAAGTTTGCAAGGGTATAGGCGCAAAGTAAAAAAAGTTACTAATAAAAAAAGGTAACAGGTATTATTTTGTAATGTGAAAATACCATTCATAGGGGCAATTAGAGAATTTTTTAAAAGAATAAGCACCACAACCTTTAATACATTAAGGGGTCATCGTGGCATTTTTGGTAATCAAGTGGGGAGAACCCCTGTAACTGAAAGGACCTCTTTTGGTTTGTCGGCATACTATGCCGGAGTTGCATTAATTTCTGAGAGTATTGCGATGTTGCCTGTTGAGGTTTTCAGGCGCGAGGGGGGAAAGTTGTTCGAAACTACCCATCCTACAGAATTTCTATTAAATGCAGAGGCAAATGATAAATCTATAGCTTTTGATTGTAGACAAATAATGATAACATCTGCTCTAAATTGGGGGAATGGTCTTGCTATTATTGAACGAAACGGATCAGGAACACCCACAGCGTTGATAAATGTAAGACGTGAATCATGTGACCCATTAGATTTTGATGAAGAATTGTTTTGGGATGTAAGTATAGATAGCACCACAACCTTACGAGTACCAGACAGAGATATGTTAAACATTAGAGGTTTTGGTACAGATCCAGTTATCGGTTTAAGTATTATTGAATATCACAGACAGAATTTAGGGTTATCAATAGCAGCACAGGATTATGGGCAAGACTTCTATAACAAACGAGCCAAAAATGTATCAGGTTATATTGAGTTTGCAGGGACCTTAGATAAGAAGATTAAAGATGCAATAGCTGATCAATGGAGCAATAACTATGGTCCAGCAGGAGAGAGAGGTGTAGCGATATTGGATCAAGGAACCAAGTTTATACCAGTAGATGAAGTTAAGCCAGCAGATGCCCAATTTATAGAAACTAGAAAGTTCCAAAAGAATGAAATAGCCACTATTTTAAGAATACCGCCTCACATGATTAATGAGATGGAATCTGCAACGTTTTCCAATATTGAACATCAAGGAATCCAATTTGTTACCTACACACTTCAAAGTTGGCTAACAAAAATAGAACAAGAGTACAGAAGAAAGCTATTAAAGCAATCTGAAAAGAACAACCATATTTATCTACATGATCCAGCCATTTTAGCTAAAGCAGATTTAAAAGCTCAAAGTGAATTTTTTAAAACTATGTCAGATATAGGGGTGCTTTCTGGTAATGATATAAGAAAACGGATGGGTATCAACAAAGTAGACGGGCTAGATGACCGCTATATTCAATTAAATAGAGTAAATATTAACGATATTGACGAGTTCCACAAGAACAGTAAAGTACAACAAAATGGAGAAGATTAACAGATTAGTAGAGATTAGAGGTATAGATTCAGAGGCAAGGACAGCTGAATTTGTAATATCAACAGAAAGCATAGACAGACATGGTACGGTTTTTAAAATGAGTGGATGGGAATTAGGCCACTATCGTAAAAATCCTATTGTAGCTTACAACCATGACACAAGCGGTTCAAATCCTGATTCTATTATAGGCACTTCTAAAGTGTTTAAGGAAGAGGATAAACTAATAGGCCGCGTAACTTTTGAGCAAGAAGGAGATAATCCTATAGCTGATAAGGTATGGAATAAAATAAATAAAGGGATTATTAGAATGGCCTCAGTTGGTGCAATACCTCACGAATATAGATGGGGTAACGTGGATAAAGGGGAAGATAGTGGTACTATTTATTTCACTAGACAGGAACTATTAGAATGGTCAATAGTAACAGCTGGATCCAATAGAGATGCTTTAAAACGCATGGAGGATGAAATAGACCAAATTAAGGAGGAATTAACTCCTAAAGGGATGACTTATATAACTAAAAACAGGCTCCGCGATTTGGACCTAGTAAAAAAAGTTACACCAGAACAGGAATAGAAAACAAAAATTTGTAAAACAAGTAATATGAAAAATAGTAACACAATAAGAGAGCTTATAGCAGATAAACGTAAAGCGTTAGACGAATTACAAGCACTTGTTAAAGCCGAAGATAGAGATTTTACCGAAGATGAGCAAACACTTTGGGATGAGGATATGGCAGAGATGGAAAGATTAATGCCTGAACTTGATAAGAAAGAAAAAGAAGAAGCAATCAGATTAAAAGCTGCCAGTATTGGAGGTAAACCAATTGTACAAGTAGATGTAGGTAATGCAGCAGGAACAGGGATTCAAGGTGAGCCTAAAGATCTTAAAAAAATAGTAAAAGAGTTTTCTTTTCAAGCAGCAGTGAGAGCAGCTATTACAGGCAAATTTGATGATGGCCTGCATAAAGAAATGCACGAGGAAGGTACTAGAGAAATGAGAGCCATAGGGCAGGATGCCGTTGGTATTGTAATCCCCGGTATAATTACAAATGCAAAACAAGAAAGAGCAGTAATTACTGAAAATAGTACGACAGGTATTGAGGTTACTAGCTTTGTAGATGGTGTTTACGCAAATACTATATTGGGAGATTTAGGAGTTACTAGATTAAGTTCTAATACAGATCAACGTATACCAATTATTCCTAGTTTAACTACTCAGTGGGAAGGCGAAACCGATGATGCAGCAGATGGTGGATCAGCAATAACCAAAAAAGACCTTAGCCCAACTAGATTAGCATCATTCTTAGACTATTCAATACAAGCAGCAATGCAACATAATGAAAGTTTAGATGCAGCACTAAGAAGAGGTTTCCAGGAAGCAGTAGGAGCAAAGGTAGAATTTGCAGTATTTACAGATGATACAGGTAATGGTGGCCCAGCAGATATTGGAGCAGGTAAAACGCCAGTTGGAGGGGCAACAGTTACACTTAATGCGCTTGGTTTAGTTGAGGAAATTATAACCAACAACCAATTAAGAGGAAACTTAGGTTTTGCAATTTCCAATACAATTTATACTGAGTACTGGACAGCAGTACAAGCTACTGGCGTAAGTCCATTGATAAATGAAAGTACAATGACTATTCAAGGATATCCATTCTTCTTCTCTAGTCAGATTGCAGATATAGCAGTAGGCGAGGAAGCAACGTATTTTGGTGACTGGTCTAAATTCTATATGGCAAGTTTTGGTGGAGTTGAGATATTAACAGACCCATTCACTCAAGCAATTGGAGGTAAAGTACGATTAGTATTAAACTCATATTGGGATTTTGTACTAGCACAAGATAGTGCTATCTCAGTATCAGGATTAGTATAATACATTCTATTCAACTTAAATAATAACTGGGGTGGGGCTTATACCTCACCCTTTTTTTGATAACATGGAATTAATAACAGCACCAGCAGGAACAGCCATAACACTAACAGAGGCAAAAGAACATCTTAGAATATTAGATGATTCATTTGATACTATTATACAGCTTGAAATAGAAGCGGCACAAATAGCGATGATGAGACTAATTAGCGTATTGCCGTTTGTTGGCACAGTGGCATTCTATGAACGTGATTTTGATAATATTATATTAGATGTATCAAAAATAGCCACTATTGTAGTTAAGTATTTTGATGAAAATAACGCAGAACAAACATTAGACGCTAGTCGGTATAACTTCTTTATTAATGCTTATCCATGTAGTTTAAATGTAACAGATGCACCTAGTCTATTTGAAAGACCAGATGCAGTAACAGTAGAATGTACTACATCAACAGCTACAAATGAAATGATTAAACAAGGTTTAAAGATGATAGTTGGTGATCTTTTCGAGACTCGCCAAACAGACGCATCAGGGATGACAATAAGCCAGTTTTCTATAAACACACAATTCCAATTAAGCCTAATAAGTAAACGGATAGAGGTATGAACATTAACAAGTTAGATAGAAAGATAATAATTCAAGAAAGGGACACAGATGTCGTAACTAACGATGTTGGTGAAGTAATACCTACTTGGACTACCTTTTTAACTACTTATGCTCATATACAAAGAGCAGGCGGTCGTGAACAATTAGAAGCAGATAAAGATACAGCTACAGTAAAGAGAAGGTTTAAAATTAGGTTTTTTGCTGGTATTGATGAGACTATGCGGATAGTATACGACAGTAAAAACTATGATATTGAAACTATACAAGAATTAGATAGAGAAGGATTGTGGATAACAGCAACTTATAAAAAATAATGGCTACCACGTTTAAAATAGAGGGGATGGAAGGTGTTATTAGGGAGATTAGAAAACTTCCTGATAGAGCCAAGCGCTTAGAAGTTTTAAAGATATTAAGACCACAAGTAAAACCATTAAAAGCCGCCATTAAGGTAGAAGCCGATAAAACCAACCCAGAAGGACGAGTTTATACGATAAGAGGCGGCAAAAGGGTAGAACCAGGTAATTTGGGTGATTCTATTAAGATATTTACAGGTAGAAACAAAGAATTTCCATCTGTATTTATAGGTCCGGATATGGGACCAAAAAAGAGAAATGATGCGTTTTATGCCTTTTTTCTTCAATATGGCACCATTTATATAGCGCCTAACGACTTTATAGACAAAGCCACTAAATCACTACTCCCAGGAATATCAAAAAAGATAAGCAATGACTTAAAAAAATATTTAGAACGTAAAATTAAAAGATTAAATTTATGAGAGTTAAATTATTAAAAAAACACACACCTGAATCACATTCAAGAGCTTTGCCAGTAGGCACAGAAATAAGGGTATTAAACAGCATAGCAAAGGAATGGATAAAAAAAGGTATAGCCGAATATTTAGATGGCGTTACCAAAGAAGAAATAGAAACGCTAGACGCATCTATAGAACAGTTGGAAGATAAGCCAGTAAAAAAAGTTACTAAGAAAAAAGAGAGTAAAGAGTAAAATTGTATTATGAAAGTAATTCTTAAATCAAGTTGGACACACCCTCAACAAGGGAAAACATATCCAGCTGGGACAGAACTAGATATAAATGATGTCTTTTTTAATAAGGACTATCACGAGAAGAAAAAGAAATCAACACCTAAGAAAAAATAAATTATGGCACAAACAGTAGGACCGGTAAACGGCACATTAGCAACGATAAATATAGCTGGGACAGTAGTTTCACACTTAGTAAGTAATGGATTGACTAGAGAAATGTCCACAAGAGATACCTCTAGTAAAGATTCAGGAGGCAACAAAGAAAGTTTAGAAGGACAAAAGTCATTTGGTGGCGATTGTAGCGGATGGATGGCGGATGATGCTACTTATGGGTATATAGATTTGGAAGTTTTATTTGAAGCCAGGCAGGCAGTAGAAGTAGTATGGTCTACAGAAGCAACAGGCGATACCTCATATACAGGCCAATGTTTCCTCACTTCACTTACCAAAACAAGCGGACTAGAAGAAACAGTAACCTTTGATTGTACATTAGAAGGAACTGGAGCAGTAACAGCGGCAGTAATAGTATAATATAACGGGGCTTAACGGCCCCTATTTAATTACATATGATAACAATAGAAATAAAAGGTACAAAGTATACCGTAACCCCAGGCAACAAAGCTATGATGAATCTGACAACTACAATAGGAGTTGATAAGTTGACAAAGGGCGAAATAACATTTGCAGCAACAGTAGATTGTTATTGGGATGGTATACGAGAAAAAGGTAAACTTAAAAAAGAGGATTTAGAGGATTATGTAGATATGACCCCAAACGCTGGGGATGAAATATTTACTGAATTAATAGCCTTTAAAAAACTAGCAGAAGAAGCAAAAAAGTAAACTGCGAACCTTTTGCCTTCATAAGAGGATTTGCTTACACTGTATTAGGGGCCACCCCTTTAACATTGGAGGATTATACAATGACTTCAATTGGCGAGTCTTATAGTTACTATTGGAATAGTCAGTATTTAAAGGAAAGAAGTAATTGGGAAATAGGGCGTTTTATAGCTTTGTATACCGCGGGTCCTCATAGTAAAAAAATTAACAGGGTAGAAGATATTTGCATATTCCCTTGGGAAGAAAACAAAAACCAACTTTTAACCGTAGAACAACAAAAACAACTAATAAAATCGGGTAAACACCCTTTGGTAGATAAAGATGGCAAGAGAAGGAATTAACATATTTGCTGGGTTCGATCTCAAAGCGTTTAGCACATCGGCTCAGAATTTAGAGCGTAAACTAAAAAAAACAGGCAGAAATCTAAAAAAAACAGGTAAAAATCTTGCAAGAAGCTTAACAGCACCAGCAGTAGCTTTAGGAGGTCTCGCAGTTAGGGAATTTGCAATGTTTGAGCAGTCAATGGCTAAAGTCCAAGCTGTTTCTGGTGCCACAGCTAAACAGTTAGGAGAACTAACAGATCTTTCTAAACAATTAGGACTAACAACACGATTTACAGCTTCAGAGGTTGCTAATTTAGAGTTGAATTATGCTAAGTTAGGTTTCTCAGTTGATGAGATTAAGCAAATAACCGAGGCTACTTTACAATTAGCATTAGCAACAGGCGAGGATTTAGCACAATCAGCAGAGGTAGCAGGGCAAACATTAAGAGGATTTAATCTTGATGCTAGCGAAATGCAAAGGGTTGTTGATTTGATGGCTAACTCATTTTCTAGTTCAGCATTAAACTTAGAACGGTTTAGTGTGTCAATGGGTAAAATAGCTCCAGTAGCAAACGCAGCTGGTGTAAGTTTAGAGAAAACCGTTGCTTTACAATCTGCGTTAGTAGATAGTGGGGTAGAGGCATCAATAGCGGGTACATCACTAAGGAGAATATTTGTAGAATTGGCTACAGGTGGGTTATCTTATAATGAAGCTATGGAGAAAATCCGTAACTCTAGTAATAAAGTTACTACTGCTACTGAATTATTTGGTAAACGTGCTTTTGCGGCTGCTATTATATTAAGTGACCAGGGAGATAAGGTAGCAGAATTAACAGAAAAATATGAAAAGAGTGGTGGTGCAGCTAAGAAAATGGCTGACATTATGGATAAAACCTTACAAGGGAGTTTATTTAAGTTAAAAAGTGCAGTAGAAGGGTTAGCTATTAGTTTTGGCGAAAAGCTAGCACCTTTTGTATTAAAGGTAGCTGACAAAGCAGCCAGTTTAGCTAAAAAGTTTTCTGGGTTGTCATCAGAAACAAAAACCCTAATAATAAAAATATCTGGGTTTTTAGCTATTTTAGGGCCAGTGTTGTTAACTCTTGGGTTACTGTCAACACTTATGGCGTCTATTGTAGCAGGTCCAGTAGTTGCATTAATAGCAGGATTGGCGGCATTAGTTGTTGGTCTTGGATTGTATAATACTGAGTTGTCAAATTCAGTAAAAGAAACTGTTAAACTATCTGTGTCTCAACAGATTTTAGCAGATAGTACTGAGGAATACGTCAGACAGGTAAAAAACGAGGAAGATGAATTAAAATCATTATTTAAAGAGTTAAAGAAAACCAAAAAAGGAACTAAAGAAAGAAATGATTTATTAGCTTTTGCAAATAAAATATATGGTACCACTTTAAAGAACATTAAAGATGAGGGTACATTTATAAAACAACTCGATACAGCTTACACCGACTTAGTTAAGTCGATGAAGAAAAAAATTGTTATTCAATTACAAGAGGATAAATTAGCTCCTTTAATAGCAGAACAAATATCATTACAAGAGACTCAGGATGGATTATATAGGAGACTAGAAGATTCATCAGGTGATGCAGGGGAAGGGGCTTTTGATTCTTGGAGAACTATAACAGCTGCTATTGCAGAAAATACTGGCATGATGGGCGATAACTTAGCAGCACAAGATAAATTGCTAAGTGGGGATTTATTTAAAGAACCCCCTCCTATAAAAACCACTAATGAATTATTTGGTTTAGGTGATGCAGCTGATGAAGCCAAAGATAAAGTTTTAGCTTTGGTAGGGAAATTAAAATTTGACGCTACTCCATTAAAAACCTTTACAGACGATTTAAAGGAGTTTTCTGAGGGTCTCCCAGAAATCAAACTTAAAACATCCGTAGACTTAGATGATTTTAAAAATTCAACAAATAGTTTTAGGACAGAACTAGAGTTATTAGCGGCAGATGCAGCAGCGAAAGCAAAAGTTATTGGAGATTCTATATCTGATTCTATTAAGTCAGGTTTACAAAGTTTAGCAACAGAATCATTATCAGTATTAAGTCAATTCTTAGGACAGGCATTAGCAGGAAACGAAGATGCCCTTGAAAATTTAGGTCAAGGATTATTAAATGCGGTTGGTGGGTTTATGACTCAATTTGGTGAGGCTATGATAGCTTTAGGCTTAGCTCAAAGTGCTTTAGGAACAGCAATTTCATTAGGACCAGCAGGCGCACCATTAGCAATAGCAGCTGGTATAGCATTAGTAGCGGCTGGATCAGCTATATCAGCACTTAGTAAACAAGGTGTTGAGGGTGGCTCAGGAGTTTCGCCAGGCGGTTTTGCAAGTTCAAGTTCTGGAGGTGTTGGGTTTGAAACAGGAACCATTGTACAAGAGGTTAGAATAAGCGGAAGGGATTTAATTCTAGTTGAGCAAAGAGAAAGAAGGTTAAAACGATGAGCGCACTAATATTTTCATCGGACCAAATGTGGAGCCTCTCAGGCCCATTACCGCTAAGATATAAAGTAGAAATAAGCGGAGAGGGTTATGTAGGATTAAATGCAGACATAATAGGAGGTATAGGTCCATCAACATTTTATGTAGCTGGAGATTGGAGGGATTTCATACAAAATGGACAAGGAGTACTGCTTACCGAGACGGGGGTAGGAACGTTTGCTGCTTTGGTGGTAAATCCCGCAGTTTATAACTCAGGGGAAGACAGAACAGAAATAGACTTAAATACTGCCTTTGATGCTAAATGGGACACTATAGAGGGTACAGATTTTGCACCCATTTTTGAGCCTTTAATAAAAGAATTAACAACAGAATGGGAAGATCAAGGAGATATATTATTATCAGCTATTAAACCTAGTCATAGTTTGCTAACTTATTACAATGATGATGAGTGGTTTGAAAGGTTTTATCAAGATCTATTTTTAAACTCAAATGATGATGAGTGGAAAATGGTTATCTATCGTAGAAATGATGCTGATACTGATTGGAATTTAGAATGGGTGGGCAATATGACCCTCGATTTAACAGAGTGGGACAACATGGATAAGCCTAGACCATATACGTTTAAGGCGTATGATGGGATTAACATGTTAAAAACAGTTCACTATGCAGAGGCATTAACCGGAACAGCAGATCAACCATTAATTTCGCACTTATTAACAGCGCTAAGTTATATTAACACCTCACAATTTTGGCCTACACCAGATCCGTATATAAGAGAATCAAACGAATACGTAAGCACAGATATTGCTGGATTAACAGATAGTGACAGTGCGTTTGAATACGCCTTTTTTGATGATAGGGTTTTTATTGAACGCAATGATGATGATATTATACAAGGGATATTTGTATTTGATGTTATAAAGGCTATTATGGAGATTCTCAGTTGTAGAATTTTCTTGGCAGAAGGTGTATGGTGGGTACAACAAATAAGAAATTTTGCTAATCCTACTACTATAGTTTATAGAGAGTTCACAAACTCATTAGGTGTACCATCAACTAGAGGCACATACAGCCATAAAAAAACAGTAGGTCAAGGAGATAGAGCTAAGGATTTAGTTCAAATGGTTGGAGGAAAATTTAACAACCATAAAGGACTTTTAAATGTAAAAATATTAGCAGAACAACCAGGACTTATACAAAGTACTGTTGCAGATACAATAGGTCGCTTAAGCCATGCAACAACCACATTTCAAAGAACATACGAATTAGGGAATACATCAGGAGGTGTTGGCTCAGATGCAAAAATAAGGATTGAATTTATGGTTGATGAACTTATTAATCCCGAGCCATTAGGAACTTATTTTTTTGAATGTCAATTAAAGATAATTGGTGGTGGAAATTTTATAGCAGGCAGTGATGTTGTAGATCCTTTTTGGGGGGGATTTATAAATGATGACATTATTGGTGGTGTTCTGCCTTTTACTTTTTTTATTGATGGCGATAGAACTAGCGATTTAACAACATCAACGTTATTACTATTAGTAGATAGCCCTAATCCAGACACGCCGGCTAATGTAACATCGTTTTCATACAACGCAGGGCAAGATAGAACAGAAATCGTAACAGATGTGGCTTTTGATTCAAAATACGAACACATGGTTTCAGTGGTTGCCAATAGTTTTTGGAGTAAAAAAATTAACTCAACAGCTAAAGGGAATAAAACTATGATGGTGTACGAAACACCAGAAATACCATACAACGAAGATACCACAATAATACTTGACTTCTTCTTAACTGGGAATACTTCAGTAGGTTTTGAGTATTGGAGGGTATACGATTTAAAAACTTTTGTACCTAGTGATGATGGAGATATAGCGGACATTGAATATAATGTTGGTAACCCAAATTCTGATTTTACAGATGAACTTGATTTAGGGACATTATTAATAGATGATGAAAGTAAAGTAGTAGCTGTAAACGCATTACAAGTAGATGAAGAGTTTACTACAGCAAACCCACAAGAGTTAGTAAAATCAACCGTATGGGATGCAGATTTCCCTACAAATGAAACTTTAACAGGAACTAGAGCTTTAGAAGCCATGAGCTTACAAGTTACGCCTGTAGAGATATTAAGAAGTAATATAGAAGGGGATTATTACCCCTTCTATTCCCTTAGTTATAATGATAAAATATATGTGTTCGCTGGTTATAAATTCGACTATACAACAGATGAACAAGATGGTGAATGGTTTGAGGTTGCCACAGCTAGATTAGGTGTAGGTGCAACAGTAATAAAAAAGATCAAAAACCCTGGGGAAACCGTTATAAGTGGTGAAATTAAAGTACACACAAAGAACACGGTTGATAATACACAAGTACTGACAACAGCAACAGGAATAACGCCAGCAGGACTTATAACAAGCATTGCTATTAATGCCCCCAATAATGATAGGTTAAGGTCTGGAGACACAGTAGATGTTGTACATCCTGTAAGTCACGCTATTGTAGAAACCATTGTTTTATCAGCAGACGTTCAGCCCACTGATATTACTATATCTATAGCAGAACAAACTACTGTAAACGATATTACAGAGGGCATGTATCTATCCTTTAAAAAAGGGGAGGTTGTAGATGCTAAGATAATCCGTGGTGATCAAATTGTAGGTGCAGGAGGGGTAACTAATGAAATGCTGTTTAATAATG